ACCGCCCGTGAGGTCGCGCACGCGGAGCGACCTCACGCCGCTCTCGTCCAGGAACAGTGTGTCTGTGTTGGTGTACAGGATGGGAGCACGCGACGAGACGGTGCCGATATTCTCCAGGGTCTGCTTGAATTCGTTCAGGTCGCTGTCCGCAGACAGCTCATAGATCCTGATCGCCCGCCGTGAAAAGACGGCTACGCGATCCTGGTACTGGCACATGGCGACGAGCCTCTCGTTGCCTTCGCTGTCGCTCGACACGTTGATAAATCCTGGCCCGATATTTGGCGCAGCGTCTACAAAATTGAAATCTGTTGGGTCGTTTAACTTGGAGTAGATAAGCAAAGAATTTGCGGTAATCCATTCGCGCCCCTTGTAGGTGAAGCAACTGGTGCCAGTCGCGCTGGTGCGCCCGATAGCCTTGTAGTCCACGCCGTTGATCGTGATGGAATAAATACCGGCAGCGTCGAACACACTGAAAGTCACCCGCACGATCTGCTGCTGCGCCGTGACCGGGGCGATGCCGCCAGCCATCGGCGTGATCGCGGCCGTCACGTTGCCTTGCAGATCGGCCACCACGTCCAGGCCGTTCGACCCCGTGCCCGAACCGACAGCGTCACGGATGATGACGGTCGCTCCATCGGGCGAGGCCGAGAAGCCGGTAGCGCCCGTGCGGCTGTTGATCGATGACGCCACCGCGTTGGCGGTGGAGGTGTTGGAGAGCTGCCATCGAGTTCCTATCGGCTTGCCTTGCACGTCCACCGCCATGATGGGCGTGCCGCCAGGGTCGTTGATGTTCGCCGGGTTGCCGCCGATGTAGATCTGTCTGACGCTGTTGGCATCGCCGGTCGAGCCGCCCGTGATGGTGAAGGTGCAGGACGAGCGCACCTCCTCCACGGCCGGGACATTCGACTGCACCGTGACCACGGTGGGCGGGATGGGGGCACCGCCTCCGTTGAAAGCGGTAGCACCGAAGGTGAACGGCACTCCCGCCACGTCTGCCGTGATCAGGATGTTGTTGTTGTAGCTCGACGCGCTCACCGCCGGAGCCTTGTTAACCTTGTCTGCCAGATAGCTGGCGAGCGTGACGATGGTCGAGTTCTCGGTCGAGATGGCGTCCCACTCAGCGATGCGGACGCCGTCGTAGAAATGGTGGATCGCCCCCAGGTCATATTCGGCGATGACGTAGTGCTTGCCGTCGAAAGTGTTGTGGTAGATCACGCCCACCATGGCGCTATCGGCGAATTGTAGCCTCTGGTAGTTGATCCCTGGCGGCATGAACGCGGCGAGGTTTTCAGACCCCCAGACAGTGAGCTGGCCGCTCGACTGGCCGAGGCCGAACGTGTTGGGCGGCAGCATGAAGCCCTGGACGAATTTCTTGGCGCGCTCGATGTCGCCGCCGCGCGACAGGTGGACGTTGCGCCCAGCCCACAGCGTGCCGGGAACTCCCACCACGCGGGGCCGCCTGCGATCCAATCCGTATTGAAAGTCCGTGATCGCGATCCGGGCCATCTCAGCTCACCCGGATCGTTACGCCCTTGAACAGGTCGGCCTCCGGCTCTCCCATGCTCATGATGATGTCATCGGTGCCGCTCTGGGCGTTGGCGATCAGCATCTCGAAGCGTTCCTTCGCCTGCTGCATCACCACCTGCTTCTGGTCCTTGTCTTTTATGATCTTGACGGCGGCCAGCAGGATTATCAGCCAGTCGTCCACCAGACAGAGGTCGATGTCGTTGACCAGACGCACGAACTTCAGGCGTCCGGTGAACTGGATTGTCTGCTCGTTGTCGTTCGGGATCGGCCAGACCTCGAACTGCTCGTCGCGCGTGGCATCGGTAGCGCGCAAGTCCCACTTCATCACCTGGGACGTTACCTGTTCCGGCACTACCGTGCTGTCGGTGGCGTTGTAGTCGGTCATCATAATTCCGCGCGTGACCTTGGTGTTGGTGTTGCCGCGCCAGACACGAGCGAACTCAATGCCGTCGTAGGCCAGGGTGGATGGGAGGTCGTAGTACCGCTCGGTCGCCAGGAGCTGCTTCTTCTCGGTGGTGTGCCGCAGATGCGGCCACGCGAACATGTCCCAGGCGCGTTCGTAGGCCTTGTTGATCTCGTGCTTGAGGCGTGGGACATCGGCCACGCCGATGGCGATCTCGGCCGAGCGCGCGCTCTCGTTACGCACGCCCTCGATCAGGGACAGGAACGACTGCCGTCGAGCCATGGCCTTACTCCAGGGCTGCGATGCCTGCCTGCTTGGCGACAGACGACGTGCGCCGGGCTGTCTGCATCGTGGGTCGCACCGGCTCTTCCGGTTCAGCGTCCACGGCGTCTGCGATCTCGTCGCTGATCTTGGGCTTCGGTGCGCCGTAAAGGCCGATGACGACCTTCTCGGCGTAGACCTTGCCGAGGCGATGGCGCTCCTCGTCCTCGTCGCGATCGACATCGCCGGTCTGTCTGATCTCGATCACGGCGTCGGCACCATGAAGGTGGCGCAACAGCGTGATCTCCGCTCCGGTGACGTCCAGGCGGCGAACCTCGTCGCGGATGTCACCCTGGCACCGGATCTTGCAGCTGTAGAGCTTCATTTCGGTTCTCCTTTGGATGGGCCAGCCAGGGCGTGCCACGCCCTGATCGGCATCACCACGCAGTGGCCGCCGACGTTCATGCCGATACCGCCGGTCTGGGTCAGGAACAGCCGCGCTGGGTACGTGCCAGTCGGCGGGATCGGCTCGACCCACAGCTCGCGGTCGGTGTTGAGCTTCGGCTCGTCGTCGCTCATCGGCTTCTCGCGCTAATAAAACGGGGGGATGTTATTGGGGACCATCCCCCCGTCTAGCCCTTCTCGCGCTAATAAAACGGGGGGATGTTATTGGGACCATCCCCCCGTCCAGCCCTTGTCACCCGAATTGCGGCCCGCCTTGGTAGGTCGGGTCGTCAACCAGGGCGATCAGGGCAAAAGACAACGCGCCGTTACACGCCGCATTGGGGTCGTAGGTGCCTCTCACGTCGCCAGATCCCGACGTGGGGGTGGCGGTGTCGCCCTTCAGCAGCACACCGGCCGTGGCCACTGCGCCGTCCTGTAGCTCCTTCACCACGGCTCCGGTGTTCGACAGGAACAAGGGCAGCCCCAGCACGTCGCCGACACCAACCGTCAGGCCGGTAACGCTGGCGTTGGCGAGAACGGCAGTGATGGTCTTGAACGCCTTCTTGCCGACGTGCGCCACGCCGGATGGCGAGGCCTCGTTCATTGTCTTGCCGTACACGTCGGTGCCGACGATGTTGAGGATGGCGGTGTTAGTCCACGCCGCCACCACGTTGCGCGCTTGGTCGAAGGTGGCCACGCCGCCGGTCGCCATCGCCCCGTTGATGAGAGCCGGGGTGCTGGCGGCGACACCCTGGGTCAGACAGACCGAGTTGGCTGACGCCGTGTCTGGCGCTCCCAGGTTGATCAGCACCGTGGTCAGCAGGCTTGTATTGACCACGTTGCCGACACCCTCGCCCTCGACCGCCGCACCGAGACGATGCAGGCCGATGCGGACGACAGTGCCAGTCGGCAGCGTGAGCTGGCCTCGCCAAGTGACGACGATGGTCGGGCCGAACGCGATGGTGAAATCGGTCGGCGCGTAGCGCATGGTCTCGACTGCATACATCTCGTGGCGGAAGCCACCAGCGTATGAGCCGGCGTCTTTGCCGGCCGGGTAGGCCACCACGAAGGTGCCGGTGAAGGCGACCGGCGCGGAGAGCGTGTGGACGAGATTATCGTAAGCCATCGAGCTTACTCCTTTGCTGGGGGTTACGGCGCTCTGGGCTTACGGGAAGGCGTAGACGCCGTTGCCGTTGCGCCGGTTGGCCAGCATGCCGCCCACCCAGGTCTTGGCCTGATAGATCACGTAGCGATCTTCCGGCCGTGCGGGTGAGTGGGAGACCTCGTCTTCGCCCTCAACGACGAAGGGAAACAGCGCGCTCTCGTCAATGACGTAAAGACGCTTGGAGTATCCGAGGTCGTCCAGGGTCGGATCGTACATGATCGGGATGCCCTGGAACTGCGCCTCGCCGACAGACAGATCCTGGCTCTTGGCCCAGCCCGTGTTGGTGAAGTCGCCTTTCTGTCTTTGCTCCTGCTTGATCTCATCGACCATGGCAGAGCCGGCGAACATCGCAGACGGCTTGCCGCCAAAGCGACGGAGCTGCGGCATCTCGCTGTCGAGGACGCGCAAGACGCCCTGGGTGGTGCCCGACACCGTGATGGAGAGGTTGGCGCGGTTGCGCCACTTCGGATTGGCGGCCTGATCGATGCCGCCGACGATGGTCGCTGCGGCGGGGTTGTCCACCACCCATGCGGTGACGCCGCCGAACGCCAGCGGGTCTTGCGTGCCGTCGCGCCAGAACAGGGTGTTGAGGTCGGCGTCGAAGCCTTCCTGCATGTCCCGGATCTTGTGCTCCCAGATGTCCACCAGTCTGGTCAACTCGCGCTGCGAGTGCTCGGTCATTTTCGGCTCCTTGCCGACGCTGTCGATGATGGAGATGCCATCATGGATCAGCTCGTGCATGGTCGCCTGGATGCCGATGTGGAAGAGCCGGTAGGGTGCCGACACGCGCCGCACCTTGGCGGGCGAGCCGTAAGACACCTGATCGTCGTACTCGAACGGATCGAGCACCGACACGCGCTCAAGGACCACGGGAATGTCCACGCGGCCTTTGCCGCCTGGGATCGTGCGTTGCTTCTTCCGCATGCGCGAGAGAAGCGGCTTGTCTTGGATGTGCTGGTCGGTCGGCTTCTTCGACCGGTCCATATAGAAATCCAGCGTCGAGTTGGCGACGTTCTGAACTTGCTCCACGGTGAAAGGCATCGTCTGTCCTCGCCTGTTAATGGCGAGCCAGTGCCCTCTGCGCTGCTTCGAACGCGGTCTTAGGCTCTGTGCTCGCGAGTGGCGAAGCACCGCCGCGTACTGGACGAACCTCCTGCGGCCGTGGACGAAGGGCCGTGAATTCCTGGTTCACTGTGGTCAAGATCTTGTCGAGACGCTCGACAGCGGCTTGAGCCGAACCCGGATAGCCCTCTTCCATGATCGACAGCTTGAGCTTTTCAGCCACGCGCGTGTGCTTCAACGACCAGTCCGGGTCGCTGGTTCGACGCGCCGCATCCCACTCGTTAGCCGCCTTTCTGGTCACGGAAACCAGCTCGAATACCTGTCTTTCACGGGTATCGCGCTCGGTCTTCTCGGCCTGCTCCCTGGTCTGCCCCTGCAAGAGGCTGGCCTGATTGCGGGCGCGAACAAGCTCCTGGGCATCCTGCTCGGCCAGATAGCCAAGCCTCACACGCTCCTGAAGGTCGGGGGGCAGAACCTGACCGGTTATTTGCCAGAGCTGATGCATGATCGGTTCGAGGCGTTTGACCGCCGCGAACGGGTCGTTCCGCATCAACGCCCCTATTTCCAGGATAACATCGACATCCTGGGGCGTTAACCTGTTCTGCTTAACGAAATTGTCGATCCGCTCGAAGCTCTCGGCTTTCGGCCTTATCTGCTCTAGCTGATCGCGCGCCTGCCCTCGTTCCGTCAGTAGTTGCTGGATGCGTTTCTGTGTCCTGGGGCCGTACTTACGAAGCTCCTCGTCGGTTATTTCGCCGAGGATCTCTTCCGCCTTGGCTCTCGCTTCAGGCGTCAACTGGGGTGCGGCAGGGTCGGCAGCGACATCCTGCTCGGGCGAGCTGGGCGGCGGCTCCTTTGCCTTCAGGGCTTCCGTGACGGTCGCCAGAAGGTCTTTGTCGCCCATTCCTTCCGCAGAGGACGGGTCTGCGAGCACAGCGTCCTTGGGTTCTGCCGGGTCGGCTTCGACCGGCAGCAGTTCTTCTGGTGACGAGCCAGTGTCTTGCGTCGCGTCTGCCATGTGGCATCTAGGTCTTAAAAGACAGAACCGTCAAGCCGCTAGCAGCAGGATTAAAGCCAGACGGCGGTTTCTGTCTTCCGTGTCTTCCGTCAAGTCGGATCGGTGCCCTAGAATGGCGCGAGCCGCTTCGACCACGCCCTCGTGGTCCTTGATCCGGCGCTCCTCTTCCTCTTCCTCGCGCCGCCGCCTGCGCGCCCAGGCCTGGGCTTGCGCCGCGCCGCCGCCAGCCGTGTGCTGGGGCGGTGGCAGCTCTTCGCCGCCTTCGACCACGCCGACGCCGACGATGGTCGAGCTGCCGGCCGCGAGCGCGCCCGTGCCGGTGACGGCGACCGTGCCCTCGAAGCCGGCGATGGAGGAAGCTCCAGCCGCCAGCGCGCCCGTGCCGCTCGACGCAGACAGCCCGACACCCACGAGCGTGGAGCCTTGCGCCGCCAGCGCGCCCGTGCCGGCAGCGCGCGAGACGCCAGTGCCGTTTATTACAGACGCCTGGGAGGCGAGCGCGCCCGTGCCGGCAGAGCCGGAGACGCCTGCGCCCGCGACCGCAGCGTTGCCGGCCGCCAGGGTGCCGGTGCCGGTGACGACGGCGGTGCCCTCGAAGCCGCTGATGAAGGCGTTGCTGGCCGCCAGCGTGCCAGTGCCGCTCGACGCAGACAGCCCGACGCCCACGAGCGTGGAGCCTTGCGCCGCCAGCGCACCGCTGCCCGCCCACCGGGCGGCTCCCGCGCCCGCCAGGACCGAGGCTTGGCTCGCGAGCGTAGCCGTGGCGACCCATCCGGCTGTACCGGAACCGGTGAGCGTTACTGATTGCGCCGCCAGCGTAGCCGTAGCGGCCCAGCGCGCGCTGCCCACGCCGGCCATGGTCGAGGCTTGCGCCGCCAGGACGCCGGTCGCCGCCCACCGGGTGACGCCCACGCCGGCCACGACAGCCGCCTGCGCGGCCAGCGCGCCAGTGCCGGTGACAGCCGGGAATGCAGCACTGCCGGTCCCGGCAACGACCGAGGCTTGTGCGATCAGGGCGGCACTGGTGCTGGCAGAACCGGAGATGCCAGCCCCGGCGACGACAGCCGCCTGTGCGACCAGCGCGCCGCTGGTGCTGACGGAGCGAGAGACGCCGACGCCGGCAACGACAGCCGCCTGCGCGACCAGCGCGCCGCTGGTGCTGACAGAGCGGGAGACGCCAGCCCCGGCGACGACCGAGGCTTGTGCGACCAGGGCACCGCTGGTGCTGGCAGAACGGGAGACGCCGACGCCGGCAACGACAGCCGGCTGTGCGACCAGCGTAGCCGTAGCCACCCACTGGGCGACACCGGTTCCGGCGACGACCGAGGCTTGAGCGGCCAGCGTACCGGTGGCGGCCGATGTCCGCTTACGGCCCTGCCCGAGGGCCAACCGGCCAAGGGCTTGGTGGCCGAGCATTTAGGTCGAGGCCTCGTAGGCGTTCATGTAGCGGATGATGTTGGTGTTCGCGAGCGGCGGGTACGCTCCGGTCTCAGCGAACGACGTAAGGAGCATGAGGGCGGCACCGCCCTGGATGCGGTAGACCAGGGCCTTCGCTTGCGATGCATTGCGCGCGAGGCCATGCGCTTCACCCGCCGACGTGAATGCGGTGGTCACATTGAGCGAGCCGGTGCCGGTCCCGATGTCGGTGATGGTGAACTGACCGCGCTCGAACACCATGCGGCCAATCTTGATGTAGCTCGCCGTGATCGAGCCGGCGGCGAACGTGCCGGGAGTGCCTGACGGCGCGATCGTCGGCGTGAAGCTGACGGGAGCACCACTGACGAAATCGACCAGGGCGGCGACGTCTGCCCCGGTGAACCCTATCCCCTTGTTGGCGGCCCCGGTCAGCGCCGCGATGGTCGTCAGCGTGGCGTCGAGCGGCTGGCCTCCCAGGTTTGCAAGCGCGGTGGCGGCCACGCTGGCACCGGTCCCGCCATCGGCGATGGGGACATCGGTCCCCGTGGCCCGGTAGACGTAGTTGCCCTTGAAGTTGAAGATGTCCGTGTCGCGTGCGTCGAGGAAGGCGGCGCTACCGTCCTCCTTGTAGACCTGGAAGACATCGCCGTTCGCCAACAGCGCCGTCCCGGCGGTGCCGACATCGCGCAGTTGACCGCCACCCGACAGGATCACACCCATCTGGCTGGTCGTGAACGTGAGAGTGCCGGAGAGGATGACGTTGCTGGACTTCAGCAGGAGGTCTTCGGCGCGCGGCGTGATGAAGACCTGGGCGTTGCCCGAGAGCACGATCGCCGCGTCGGCGTTGGTGGACTTGGTGACGACACGAGTGAGCGTGGTGCCGGCCGAGGTGTAGACGCCTTCGCCAATCTCGCTGGCGGCTCCGTCTTCAATCCCGTAGGAGACGGTCTGGGCGTTGAGCACGCCCGCGCCGGCAAAAGACAGGAACCCAGGCACCGCCGAGCCGAGCGTGATCGTGCCCGCGCCGGTCGTCGCCGTGGTCATGCGCGCAAGATTGTAGAGCAATCCCATCGGTCATCACGGCGGTGCCGCGTAGGTCATCGAGGTCATCGATACCTGCTGGCCCGCGCTGATGACCACGCTGTTGAGCTGGATGTCGCCGCCGCCACCCGTGGCGGTGACGGAGCAGAGCACGATGGCGGTGCTGCCGCCTTGCCGCAGTTCGGCCTTGGAGATGGTGCCGCCCACCGCAGAGCTGTCTGCCACGATGGCGTTGGCAGTGGCGACACCAGACGCCGCCGCCCCGAAGGCAGGGTTGGCGAAGGTGAGCGTGGCCACTGTCGCGCTGGCGGCTGTCTGCATGATGAGCTTGGCCGGCGGCGTGTTGAGGTCGAGTTGATCGACCACGAGGTCCGCGATCAAAGACCGCGTTGCAGCGGGATGTGTTACGGACACGGTCTGTCTCCTGTTTTCACTCTACCGTCCCTATCCCGGCCAGGACGCTCTCGCCGCCGGCCTTGACGATCTTGCCTTCCTCCAGCCAGCGCGGGATCAATTCGAACAGAATGTGATCCTCGTCACGCGCCGTGTAGCCAAGACCTGATAGGTATTGGCTCCGTGTCTCTTCGCTGTAGAAGTCCTGTACAGCGGTGAAGTGCATCAGGGCGTAGCCTCGGCCGGCTTGGCCTCCGCAGCCTTGGCCTTCTCGGCTTCAGCAGCCTTGGCCTTCTCGGCCTTCTCGGTCTCTTCTTTCGTCGGAGCCACGCCCTGGAGCCAATCGGCCAGATCGCGCAGCTTGGCGGTCGGCACCTTGGCCGGGTTGCGGCCCAGGCGGATGCGGATGCCGGTGTCGAGCTTGTGGACCTCCAGCAGCTCGCCGTGCTCGTCCGTGACCTCGAAAGTGTCGCTCTTGGCGGCAGGCGCGGGCTTCTCTGCGGCAGGCGCGGTGTTCTCTTCAGACATGGTCGTCTCCCTTAGTTGTCGAGCTTCACCCCTACTGGGTTACCTTTGGCGTCCAGCACCAAAATTTTTGGAGCACACATCGCCTTGCAAATATCTTCGAGCGTGCCTTCGATCTTTTGCAAGCTGTCTTTTGTGCCGTCGAGCGATTTCACGATATTCGCCACGGCAGTGACGAAGCGGCTCATGGCCTTGGCGGTTTCGAGCTGGGTGGCGGACAGCTCCTTCATCACGTCGTGGTGCCGCTCGCCCACGCCCATGTGCTTCGACACGGCGTCGGCCACGCGCTTCTGCGCCTCGGTGAGAGCCTGGGCATGGGTCATGTGCTGATTGCTCACTGAGCCATGCGACGTGCCCATCTCTTGCAGGGCGTGAGCGATCTGCTCGTGCGATGCGCCAGTCTGCTTGGCGGCCTGCTCGATCTTGCCGGCGAGCGCGTTCACTTGCTGGGTCAACGCCGCCGACACCTTCGCCATCTCGGCCACGCCCTGGGCAGCGGCCTGGGCGGCTTGCAAGCCGTGGTCCGGCTTCGGCTCCGGCGGGCCGAGACCCAGCTCGCGCCGCACCGTGCGATGGAGCACATGGTCGGGCGTGTGCGACGGGAAGGTGAGCACCTTGCCGCTTGAGAGCCTAGCCCGTCTGTGCGGTGTCTTCATGCCGCCACCGGATTGCCCTGCTCATCGAACTGCGTGTCGGGATAGGCGGGCTGGCCGCCACCTTCATTCTCGTTCTGCTGCGGACCCTGGGCGTTGTCGGCACCCTCGCCGCCTTGCTGGTTGGGGTCGGTCTGCGCGTCACCGGTCGGCGCTTGCGGCGGATGCCCCATGCGGGCGTTCATGGCCTGGATCGAGGGCAGCCCCTCGGCTATCATCTCGTCCATGTCCATGTCGAGCAACTGGGTGTAGCGACGAGCTATCGGGGTCGGGTTCACGCCGGGGAGCTGCAACAAGTACGGTATCCCACGCTCCATGTTGGCGAGGTCGGCAGCTTTGTTTGGCCGCCCACTGGAACCGGCTACGATTTCGAGCATCAGGTCTTTCGCGATCTCCTCCCTGTTGCCCTGCATCTGTGGCCAGACAGCTCCGGGACCACAGATTTCCACTACGGTTTCCTGCGACAGCTCCAGCAGACAGATCTGGATGGTATCCTTGGCGATCTTGGTGAGGAGATCGTCCAGGTCGTCAATGTTGTCCGAAACGGTAGCCATCCGCGAGCTTTCGCCGATGGAGCTTTCGGTGGCAGACGCATCAGAGGAGCCGCCAAGGTTCGCTTCCTGCACGCCGACCGTCCGCATCACATCGGTAAAAGCCTGATTGACCTCGTACAGGTTGGGGTCGATGGGAGCAGCCGGCAGCGCCTGGATGATGTCGGTGATCTTCTGCCCGATCTTCAGCGCCTTCAGCTCGATGAGCTGAAACGGATCGTTGCTTTCGAGCTTGGTCCTGTCTGGATCGTCAAAGGCCCCTTTCGGGGCGACCCAGCGGGGGCGGGACGCCTTGCGGTGCTCGCGCAATCCCTCGCGCGCACGATTGTACTCGTCTTGCGAATGACGCAGCAGCCAGACGTCTGACGGCGGATAGATCTCGCGGTCGCTCTCGATCTCGTTGAACACCAGCGGCAGCACCGTCCAGAACCGCTCGGTGGTGATGTAGGGCGACCCCGGCTCTTTCAGGAAATCAGGGTAGCCGTCGCAGACAGTCAGGCACTGGCCGTTTTTCTTGTCCTGGATCTCCCACAGCTTGGCGGTGCTGCGGCCCTTGTCGCGCGAGCGCGAACGGCCGTCAGCCGCCACGCCCGTGTCCTGATTGTATTCCTTGAACGATCCCTTAATGTCGATGCCGTAATCCTCCAGCACCTCGTCGGGGGTCTTGTCGAACTCGTGGGCAATCCATCTCGCGCCAGCAAACGATTTGAGATGCCGGCAGTTCTTGTCGATGATGATCTCTTTCGAGCGCGGGTAATCGTATGTTGGACCCTCCCGCGCGATGACGTACTCCTTGGCCTGGAGCTGCTGGACAAGGAGACGCAGCTCTTCGGCGCGTGCGCTGTCAGGCTCGATCTTACCGGCTTCGAGCTGGAGCTGCATGGCATTGAGCGAAGCCAGTTGCTCGGTGGCGTCGTTGATGGCAGCAGTGATCTCGGGCGACTTCTTGAGATCGCGCTGGAACATCAGCTTGACATAGCCTACGCCGCAGACCTTGGTGCGACGCACCACTTGCTTCATCTGGTCTTTAAAGTCATTGGCCTGCTCACCCGCGAAGTACGACCATAGGATCTCGGCGGTCTTGCCGATCTTATCGACCATCTTGTTGTACTCGACGCCCTGCTCGACATCCTGCACCAGCGCAGACTGTGCGGGGTCCACTGGCGGCGTCAGCGGCATGCCGGTCATCGGATCGACCATGCCGGCAGCCATCGCCTGCTGCTCCATCGCCTGCGCCATCATGGTGGTCTGGAGCGCGGCGGCGTAGGTCTCCACGTCGCCGTCCCAGACCGAGAACATCATGCGCCGACGCCGCTTGGCGACCACCTTCGGGTCTTTGGCGTAGAGCTGGGCGACCGACAGGTTGATGTGGCGGTTGACGATGGCGACCGTGTACTTGTCGGCTTCCACCCAGGCCTCGTTGCCGCCGTCCTTGGCGAGCTGCATGCATGTGTCCATGCGCTTGAAGGCCTTGGCGTGGAACTTCTTGCTGTCTTTCACCCGGTCGATCCACTGATTGACCAGGGCGGCGCGAGCATCCGACACCTCGTCGCCGTCAGGCTTCGTGGTCGGCACCGGCTCGGTCTTCTTGCCGGCCTCCTCTTCGCGTGGTGCGTCGTCAGTGAATTCTGTCGCCATCTCACCACCCCGCAGCGGCCTTGTCCCGCTTGTCTGTCAGCATCTTCCGGCGGGTCTTGGCCAAGATCCATTCGATCGAGCCGGTGCGAATGACTTTCCTGTCCTCGTCCGGCTGCACGACTGCCGGCCTGTACTGCTTGATCAGGCCGGCACCGATATGGGCGCAGAAATCCACGAAGTCGTCGTGCGCGCCGTTGGGGAAGCGCAGCAACTGCTGCTTGGCGTCCCGCCACCACGGTGCAAACCTTGGAAACCGGACTTTCCCCATCGCCATGCGGCCCTGGATGGCGCGCGCCCGTGTCTGCTTGTCTTTTGCCACCGACACCTCGTCGATGGGGACGTAGACCTTTTCCTCTTCCATGCGCTTGAACAGGAACGGGCCGAACGACTTGGCGATCATCTCGCCTTCCATCCACCAGTAGAACGGCTCGTGCGTCTTCATCAGGGTGAGGATCTCCTCGACCATGCGGTCGGTCTTCATGCGGTCCCAGATCAGGTCTGGTAGCACCCAGATGTTGTCGTGGTCGTCCACTCCGACGATGCCCAGAACTGTGTAGTCACGGTCTTGCTTCTCTGAAACGGCATGGTCGGAAGCGCCGTAGAACTCAAGTCTTTCAGGCAGCTCTTCAAGATCGTATTCGACCATCCAGTCGGCCTTGAAGTAGTCGCCGTCGTCGGGTGTGGGCTTGCCCATGTACAAAGCATTGAAACCTGCCGGGTCCATCAGTTTCGCTTCGGCCAGGAACTCCAGCCCCTTGCGGCCGGGCCAGATCGAAGACATCGGCTTGTGGCCGAACTGCGCCAGCACGTCGGGGTCTGTCTGCGGCTCCAGCTTCAGGCCCAGAGCCTTCGCCAGTTCAGGGTCTTCCACCACGGCGGGGAGGTTGATGTAGGTCCATCGCTTGGCGATCCCCTTGTACAGCTTCTCCCGCTCGGGGTGCTCGGGGTCACAAAGTCTTCCAATAAGATCGTCCTGATGCCAGCGGGTATGAACGATGACGATTGCTGAATTCTGATGGCAGCGGGTGAGGGCCACCTTGTTGAACCAGTGCCAGACCTCGTTCCTGATCGCATCTGACTGGGCCTCCTTGTCGTCTTTCAGCGGATCGTCCACCAGAAAGACATCGGCGGGCTTGCCGGTGCCGCTGCCGCCGCGACCTACGAACGCCATGCGGCCACCGTCCTCTGTGATCAACAAGTCCTTGGCGTTGCCTCCACGGCGCAGCTCGTTCGACGGAAACACCTGGGCGTAGGCCGGCGAGTTCATCATGGCGCGCACGGCATCGCCGAATTCCTCGGCAAAGGGCTGGTTGTAGGTGCCAAGGATCAAATTCAGGTAGGGGTTCAGGCCGCTCATCCAGGCGGGAGCGCCACGCGACAGCACCTCGCTCTTGCCCATCTGCGGGCCGACCGACACCGCCACGCGCTTCAACTCGCGCCGCGAGACCTTCTCCATGATCTGGCACAGCAACCTCGCCAGCGGCGTGACCGTGAAGCGGCTGCGAGCCGGATCGTCTATGTCCTCGGGGTCGGCATTCATCAGGCGCAGAAAAGACAGCAAGCTGGTCTGCGCTTCTTGACCGGCGAGCAGCCGTTTCGCGGCCTTGAGCTGGGTGAGCCGGTCTGCCGTCATCCGCGCGTATCCCGGAACATCAGCGACTTGTTGGGCTTCACGCGCGGATTATTGTCGCCGCACTCCGCGATCTGCTTGACCAGGGACGAGATCAGCTCGGCCTGGGTCTTGTGCCTTTCCTGGGCGTTCTCGGCGACCCGGCCCAGGACGTAAGTGGCGAAGACCAAGAAACCGATATTGACCAGCAGAAGCGCGATGGCCAGCGGCACGCTTCGCATGGCCTCGGTCGCCGTCGTCATCACCTTGGTTGCGCCCTCGGTCAGGTTCATGGCGTGGCCGGGACGTAAGGCAAGACAGTCCCCACGACGGCGGCAGTCTGCCCGGTGAAATTGGTGCGGTAGGCCTTGACCACCGGACTGGGGTCCATGGACGTGTAGATATTCAGGCCGTACTTGGCGAACATGCCACCGGAGTAGGTGGTATCGACCCAGGCGTGGCCGGTGGTCATGTACGCTTCGATGTCGTAGGGGGCGGTGCCAGACGACGCCCACCTCACCCACGGGTCGCCAATCCAGCAACCAACCATCCACGACCAGCACGTCATGCCGGCGAAGTTGGCGTCGGCGACGTTGGGGCCGCCGTTGTTCTCGTAGCGGCCGTTGACGCGGATGATCGTGCCACCCTCGTGCATCGAGGAGCCATTGAGGGTCAGATTAGGCCCTGTGAGGCCAACGACGCGCGCTCGCGTCATGCTGGCCCCGGCGTTGCTCGACACGCAATCCACTTCCAGGCCACGCGCGGCGAAGCTGTCTATGGACGCATTGACGGCGGGGGTCGATGGCCCGGCCACGGTGATGAGAGCGCCGGTCGGTGTGCTGGAGAGATTGAACTTCGTCGGCTGCCCAGCGATCAGGCGCGCGTAGTAGAGACCAGTCCTGAACGCGAGCGGCGACGGGATTGTGCCGAAGATACCCGATCCAGCCGGTGGCGCTTCGGCACTCTCGAATTGTATCCTCGCGCCTTCGAACAGCGTATGCGGCGCAGTCGATGTCACCTCGGCGGCACCCGCGACCCCCACCGTGATCGTCACACTGGATAGGATGGGGGTGCCATACGAGATGCCGTCGGCAAGCACAGCATCGAGCGACTGGCAGTTCGTCATGTACATATCGCCGCCCGTGCAACGGAACGGCAGCGAGATGCCATAGCGGCTGTGGCAGTTGGTGAAGAACGTCACCGGACGCTGGACAGCGGTGCTGGTGAAGTCCTCGCACGACATGAGAATGCCATGCCAGCCGACGAAGATCAGATCCTTGAAGTACAGCCGTGTGCTTTCCAGCGTGGTATACGGCCCCGCCAGATAGATGAACACGAACGACATCCGGTTGACATGGACGTCAATGCCCTTGTAGCGGATGTAGACCGTCTGGAAGCCAGGAGCCGCAACGATGTCCTGCGCCCAGCCGTGACCTTGCAGGCCGGCAGAAACCAGATCAGCCTTGGTGGCGTAAGGCACCAGCGGCACATACTCGTACAGCCCGGTAGCCGGATCGATGTAGCGGTACAGCACCATGTTGACCGTGCCGCTGGCGGGGGCGCTGCTGCCGCCAGCCGCACCGGTCGGTATCGCCGAATAGACGTCGGTGGACCCCGCGATCACATCGGCAGTCCACGTCAAGTCCCAGGGCTGCTTGTCGGGGCCGTAGAAATACACCGACCCCATGCCCTCGATGGCCTTCACCTTGGCCGGGCGCGGGTGCGTCCCGAAGATCTCGTTGGACGAATGCTTGTGGTTGATCACCTGTTCGTAGTGGCCGGGCAGCACCCACACCGTCATGGACGCGCCATTGCCGATGGCGGCGAGCGCGGCCGTCACTGTCTTCTTGGGGTCTCGCGCGTTGGAGCCAGAATTGCTGTCAGAGCCGTTGGGGCCAACAAACAGGTCGCCAGGAGCGGGCTGATAGTGGGTATTGCGCGCGCCCATGTAGAGGTTGAACGTCTGATCGAAGTGCGCCTCGGGGTTCCAGTTGTGCACCGCTTGCAGCGGACCCGGCACCGAGAAGATCTTCAGCGGCACGAACGACGAGAAGCGCGCATCCGGCACGACACGCAAATTATCCAGGCTGGTGTCAACAACAACCGCTGTTGAAACCACCAGGTAGTTCTGGTTGAAGACGGCGGCCTCGGCAGTGGTCAGGTTCGTCGGAAATGTGACCCCCTGCTGGCGCGAGTTCGACAGGCCGAGTGTCGGGAAGAAGGTAGCGCCGGCTTCCGCCTTGATGCCCCATTCGAACTTGGAGACGGAAATGCCCTCGAAGGCGTAGTCGCCGTGGAAGCCGGTGTCGAGCTGGATCGCCGTGCCGACGCCGACGCTGCCGGCAGCGAACTCGCTTTCGAGGTCCACGTCGGCCACATGGACCTTGGTGTTGCGGGCGAAAGACAAGACGCCGACGCGCGCATTGCCGCGTATCCTGCGGGTCCGCACATGCTCCACGATCACATCCATGCTGTCTTCCACGCGCAGCACTTGCGATCCGACTATGCCGACGGAGTTGAAGCGCATGGACGCGATGTGAAGATGCTGGATGAAAGCGAAGTGGCAGAAAGCCGACGCCGTGTAGGAGGAAGGCGAATTGTACTCGACGTTGATGTCGCCGAATTTCAGCCGTATCTCGCCGGAACCCGACCCGATGGCCGAGATGACGCTGCCGGTATCGACAAAATCGTAGACGTTCATCACGCCAACATCGATGGTGCGCTTGTCCGCGACGGAACCGGCACCAATGATCTTCAGCGGCAAATAGGTCTGCGGATTGGCGAAATTCAACACGCCGATCTGGATGTAGCCTTCCTTGGAGGTCGGAGCCATGCTGACCAGCGGCGTGGTGGGCAGGGGCATGAACCAGCCCTCTGGCAGCACCACCGTCATGGTGTCGATGGACACCCGGATGGTCGAGGTGAAGACCGCGCCGGCATCGACGGGCGCGCTCTCCCCGAAGTGCACGCCTGCGCCTGCGCCGGTTGTCGGCGAACCAGCGCGGACGTGGACATAGTCGATCTTCAGGATGTCGTCTTCGTTGTAGCGGATCTCGGTGCGGCCGGTCTGGTCGAAGAAGATGGCGCGCTGGTAGCTGCCGGAAGGGTCGTCGTTCTTCTGCCGCACCTCGATCTCGCCGATCCACCCACTGGCACCCCAGAACCAGATGCCAGTGCCTTTCGATGACTGCTGTATGCCGTCGTCGCCCAGGTAGACAGGCGGCGAAGTGGGCGGGTTGATGCCGTTGGTGCACGACCCATCGACGCGGATCTTGCCGATGTTGGTGTCCAGACCGGTCAAATAGACGGCGTGGGTGCGCGCGTTCTGCACCCAGATCTCGTTGCCGCGAAATCCGCGTCCGTACTGCCCCTGCTCGATCCAGACAGCAGCCAGCGTCGATTGCGCCGGCAGCGTCTGCTCGCAGTTCTCCACGATCAGCCGGTCGAAGCGGAAATCGCAGATCTGGACGATGTGCATGCCACGGCCGCTGCGGCCGGGATTGGCGTAGTTGGCTCCAACCTCGTCCTTGCAGAAGACAGTGCCGACCTCGACGTTGTTGGAGTGGCCGGAGATCGTGATCAGCTCGGACACCAGGGCCGGGCTGTCGAGCGTGATCGCGCTGCCGTCAGGACGCTTCGAGACGATCTTTCCACGGTTGCGGCGGATGGTGGCGTGGCTGTCGCCGCCGGAAGTCCAGCCGTTGACCATCGCGCCGATGGGCCATTTATCGAACAATCCGGGGATGCCGGAGGTGAACTCGTAGGTATTGACCGTGGCCTGGATTGGCGTGAAGACGCCCGGAACCGATGGATTGAGCAGCGTGGCCGGTCCGGCGCGCAAGGTGTTGGCGACACCGAAACGGTCGAAACACCCAACGGTGCCGGACCAGACAATGTGCGACACGCCATCGGTGAAATGGATGATCCCGTAGAAATCGGTGCCGAGAAAGTGCATGCGCGCCGGATTGCGCTCGGTGCCGGACCATTCGCTGTCCAGGTTCAGCGAGGTGGAGAAATTCCCCGGCGGCCAGATGATGGTGATGTCCGGGTTGACCGAGTTGACCCTGATCGCCTCGATGCGCTCGGGAAAATCGGACGCATAGTCGGTGCCGAAGCAGCAATTCCCCGTGCCGCTCGAAGCGGCGTCGTTCGCCATCGTCAGCGAGTTGCCGTTGGCGGCGACGGCCACGATGAGAGAACCGAAAACCGACGAATTGTTGATCCCCGGACCCCAGACCTTGGGCTTCATGTTGCTGGCGAGCGAGGCCTGGAGCCGCAGGAACGCTCCCGGCACCGACGCCGTCAAAATACGCTTGTTCGGGTCAACATTGCTGCGCGTGCAGACATGGGTGAAGCCGTTGGCGAAAACGCCGTACCGCTCGGTCGTGCCGACCGGAAAAGCCGGGTAAATGGCCCCTTCCTCGCCTTCCACGGACACGAAACCGCCGGGCGGCGCGCCATCGGCCCGCTGGAAGTGCAACAGCCGCCAGTTGCCGACGCCGTCAGACACGAAAATCGCCTGATCGCCAACCAGGGCGTCAATATCGTAGCCGCCGGGCAAGATCAGCGAGCCATCGTTGTGATGGATCTTTACAGGGTTGGAAAAGCGCAAAAACCGCACCAGATTAGGCACGGCGTCGAAAGCGGTGATGGCGGTCGAGCCATTGATCAGGCAGCGGAAAGTCGCAGACGCGCCAATCAACGTAGTGGCTGCTGCAACCACGCCGGTCTCGGCAGCAGACAGGTCGGTCTCCGTCACGATCACGCCGGTCATGTCGGCGATCAGCTTCCAGCGGCCGGCCGCCAGATCAGTGGCGAAAATCCCGGAGTGGTGGGCGATCTCACATAGGTAAAATTTCCCACTCTCGAAAACGGTATCCAGCGTCGTATAGTCGTGGTTGGTGACCCACGGCTCGGGGGCGTTGAACCCCAGCATGATGTTTTCTTGCAATTGCTCGCGGCCGACGCTCTCGTTCATGAGCTGGCCGTCGTCGCGCTGGATCAGCGCGAGATTGTGCGCGATGGCGTCGAGCGTCACCTTGATGGTGTTGTATTCGCCGTCGTGCTCATCCCCCGGCAACGGCTTGTCGGGCGTTTCCTCCTGGTAATTCTGGAAATTGAACTGCCGGAGGTACTCTGGAGGCTGCGCCATCGTCCCAACCATGACCGGGGGCCGCTGGCGAAACGGCGATTGCGCGCCAGAAAGACAGAATTGTCCCAAATTGCGAAAAAGTGCAAGAAATTAGCGATCAGGTCAGTTTTACCGGGTGGAGAAGCTGCTGGGCGATGATCTTGCGCGGATCTGCGGTCTTCATCGGGGCGGGAGGCGCGATCTGGACCGGAGGAACGCCCATCGGAGTGGTCTTTTGCGCCATCGGGCGCATCGCATAGGCCATCAGGTTGCCAAGCTGGTCCGTTTCAGGGATTTCTCCCATGCCCTGGGTGCCTGGAGCCGGGATCTGACCGCCGGGGAGCTGTTTTGGCG